AAATACAATCAATCATTGAAGATTGAGTACAGTAATCAGCATCAAATAACAATGTATTATTTTGGGCATAAACTTTTTCAAGTTGAATAGTCGTATTATTTACCCACGCATCTCTTACAAACTTAAAAACAATATTATTACCGTTAGGAATAAATCCACTGATTTTTGAATCAATAAGATCTTTAGCAAAAATTAGATGGCCTGAAAAACCTGAAGCTCGACAATTTAAAACATGAATCCACGCACCATTATTTTTACTATTCGTAAGTAAACAGATATTTAAATTATCTGTTTTTGTACCAGTCGATTGAAAATCAATATATGCAAGTTTTACTTTTTGGGTATTACATTTAATACCCTCACCACTAACACGAATAGTTGTTTTTAATGTTTGAGCTGAAATAGAAGGTACGCCTCGGAGACTTACAGATTTTGTTCCATAATCAACAGAGCTAAATGTAAAGTCGCCATCTGCAAAAATTGTTGTTTCATTATCTGAAGCATTAATTGCTGCTTGATAAGCGGTTGCATCATCGGAGCCATCGAATTTTGCTCCAAACCAACTGAGGTACAACTCACCAAAATCTAGTTGACGAACCCATCCATTAAAAACAGTTCCACTATCATTTTGAGTAGATTTAGTTGAATCATAAATAAAGTGGCCGCCGCCGCGGTTTTGTCCTACATAGTATGATTTCACATACACAGTTTGACCATTTGTATGATTTTGAATATTTAATAATTCGCTAATACTTTCATATACTTCCATTACTTTCACCTTTTAAAATTAAACTAAACTTTTCTTTTTAAAATCACAAGAATATCTACTTAATTAATAGTTACATCATTTCCACTCCTTAAAAATGAAAAAAGCACCCGTTTAGGTGCTCTAAGTTTTTTCAAAGTATTAAGGGGTTTGTAAGATTTTCCCTCCATTTATCAATTGTGTCGTTAGTGGTGCTACCCCTACAATTGCAGGTCCACCCGACCCCGGTTGACCTTCAGTTGTGCCGTGATAATTCCAGTTCGAAGTTCCACTATTTGTCGACTTAGTGCCAAGTTGCCCCCAGCCTCCTCCGTCACCAGATAAAGGTGATGCATAACGACCATCATTTGGCGTTCTATAACCTTTACCCGGTATCTCAGCTTCAGCGTCGGTAACTTTCACCACCATTAGATAACCACCAGTAAAATACCAGCGCCAATCCTGAGTATCATTGTAGATTGGCTGACCTGTCATAACTCGGCCAAAAGGCGCACCAGCTCCACCAGGAACACCCTGCACTCCATAGCCCAGTTCTGTGTAGATACCGCTTGGTGTTGCTCCACCACCTGAGCCACCTCGAGCCAAAGTTCCACCATCAATAATCAGGTTTAGTTTGCTGTGCCGATTTAATAAACCTGGTGCACCTTGAAATCCATCACGGCGTGTTTTGGTGAAGTTGTAATCAGGATCTGTAGACCAGGCGCCAAAAGCCAAATGAGGTAACCCACCATCCCCTCCGCGCCCAACAACTGATCCCTTAATTGTAAGATTTACAATCAGATTAGGTGGAAATTCCCCTGTATCAATCGCTGGAAACTCGGGAGCAGCTGGAACAATAAACTCTTGTTTTGCTGGACTAGAGTTGTAGTCAAACTTATAAACCATCCTTGTTTCAGGTCGATAAGAACTTGAGCTTGAAACCAGTGCGCCTGCTTCAACTACAAAACTGATTTCTCCAGTCGTTGGTAAATCACCTCTTTGCATTTGATATAAACGTGCCAGATTAATATCTAACTGGTCATATCGAATGTAGATCGGTGAATCATCAACTGGTACGTCAATAAAATCTTTATCATTGAGGTAATAGCGCACATCGTAATTGACTGCAGTAATAGTGTTCGAGAACTTATCAACCGGATCTTTCGTTGCCACCAGATAAGGTAATGACCCCTTCGTATCGTCATTAACGACTGTATAAATCGTATTAACAAAATCATCAGGGCTTAACTTTAATGCACCGTTCGGTAAGCGACCTAAAACAACTTTGTTCTTGGCAGATCCAGCAGTAACAGGAATCAAATCAACACTACCATCACCCATTTGTAAATAAATTACGTAGCTCTTGCCAGCTATGAAATCAACATCATGGCTCAATGTAAGAATTAAACCCTCTTGCTGCAGTACATCGCCGCTTTGATGGACGCCATTTCGGTAATCAGCTACAGCAATCCGTTCACGTAAAACCAGTAATTCTGATTCTGGAGCTGCATCAAATGCGATAGATTTGCGCTGAAAGCGGAGCTTGTTCCAAAGCCGATAGGCATTGAAATGGGCTTGCCACTTATTGCGTACCCCTACTGATTTAACCTCTTTAGGGTTCTTGGCTCCTTTATCTGGTAGATAGATATTGATACGACTATCATCTGACGGATCAGTGTATTCATATATCAGTCCATCGTAGTCATTTCTTACACCAAAGGTCAGGTCATGCTTATAACTATCTGGAATAATATTCCTAAAGTTAAACAGTAATACCGAGTTGTCCGTAGGTCGCTCAAAGTAGATCTTAAGTTTATTATTTTGCCAATATGCTGTACAAAACACAGCATCACAAAGACTAGTAGCCAGCTCTTCAAAAGAAAGGTTTGTGTCATCAATGGTGGTGCAGAACTCTGCAGCTAAAGGTGTACCGAAGTAATCGACAATATCGTTATAGGTACGATAGATGTTTTCGATATCAATTTCTTCGATCGTACGGCGGCCTATCTTGTCATCGAGCGCCATTGAAACCAGTGCATCGGCAAAGCTTGAAGTTGGAAAAAGCTCTGTCGTCATTGCTCCATTTTTATAAGTCGGTAACATCCGCTGAAGATCAAAATTAATCTTACGGGATTTAACGGATAAAGCTCCAGTCGTTGCATACGTGCGTGCACGGAAAACCGTTTCATACTCGTATTTCGTGCTTTGTAGAGGATATGCACCATATAGGGCTTGCCATTTCACATCATCAACCACCGTTGTAACTCCAGGAGTCGGAGTTAAACGGCGAGCACGAACACTACAACGGCCTTGAAATGTGACCATATCCAGTGTTGCACCAACTGTTTGGCGTGACTTAGCCGAACCTTTGAGAATGATCTGTTTTAACATTGGATTACCAATAGCTGCACCAGACTCATTAACTGGCGTTACTTCAACCTCAATCGTTACGTTTACAGCTGCCTGATTGCCCCCTGAAGAAACGGTATAGAGGCCATTTGTAGCGACAAAGTTACAAAGCACTCGACTACGCTCAATATTGTCTAAGATAAATGGGCCAATCCATTTCTCACCGATGGATGCAAGCTTTGGAGATACAGCAGCTGTTTGCTGATTAGATAACTCTTTTAGCTTTAACCAGTTAGCACTAACAGCAGCTGGATTTGATAACGTCATACGGTCATCAGCAACGGATAAGACGTTGTAAGTTCCGTTTAAATCGTATGTTTGCCCGTTATAAGTAAATGAAGCATTACTAATTTCTACACGATCATTGCTGACAAATTTAGTCGTTAAATCTGTATTGTTAGCAGCTGCTCGAAGGATCTCATTGGGATATGCAAAATGAAGGTAATTGGCCCCTTCTAAAGTTTGTGTATCTGCAGGACGTAAGACTTGACCATTAACGGATGTTTGATGCTGTACTGTTAAAGGTGGTGTAGTAATTTCAGTACCAATCGAAAAGTAGGGTTCTCCAGAAACGATGTCTACACCTGGTCGAAATACCTCAACAGATGCACCAGCAATATCAACAATATTGGTTTCACCATCGTAAGCACCTTTAATGTAATACTGGCCACGGCCTATGCAGCCGACCATGTGCTCAACTTCAATATTGTTTTCATAAACCTTGTAAGGCACGGCTATTGAATCAGGCGTATCCCAAGCAGCACCATAAATATCTGCAATGCGACCGTTCACCCGAATCTTGTTTTCACGATTTGAAAGTTCGTTATTTGCCGATGAAGATTGATTAATATTCTGAGTAGTCTGCGCCATCGATGGCGTAGGCATTAAAAACGCGATCGCAATACTAATTACAATTGAAACGATAGCTGCAACCCATTTGGGGTTCTCAATAACAATGAAAGTACCAGGTAAGAAATCAAGCTGCTTTAAATCATAAGCATTCTTGGGGGTGACTTCGTTAGCAAAAGAGATTTCAGCATGATCCATATTGCTTGCGGTATGAAAAATACTGATGTGCTCAGGCATGGACTCATATTTAGAAGTAAGCCACTGTCCTATGGTGTGTGCGTATTCAATTGTCTTTTCTTCAGACAATGCATCTTGCTTATAAATAACTTTAATCATAATAACTGACTCGACTAAACCCCATTCCCATGACGACCTCTTCAGGTAAATAAGTGACTCCGCTTTCCATGAGATGAAGAATCTTTTGTTCACGAAAAAGCCCCACATGCGGGGGCTTGTTTCTTTGTCTTGGATGGAAGGCGACAATGCATCCCTCCTTAGGCATGGGCAGCGGATTTAAGAGTTTTAAACGTGATGTTAGGAAGGTAATTTTTCCTTTTGGTTGCATAAACAACTCAAGTGCCTCACCTCGATCTACTCCATAGAGATCCATTGCTGCTTCATGGACAAAATGGACACAGTTGTAATGCTCTTCGTCGTATTGCTTATCAAGCAAATGGTCGTGACTTTTCATACTGCCCCCTTGAGTCCACTAAAACGATCAAGAGAGAAAATATCCCCTGTTTTATTTGTGTTTAGCCGTGGTGATTCTGCTTTAAATGTCACTGCTTTATGATTCATGGCAACACTGGCAAGCTGGAGGCCAAGTAAATAAAATATTGGGGAATTGAGGTTGTCTGAACTATAAAGGCGGTAATTTACGGTCGGTTTAACATTAGAATATTGCCCCTCAATTACCCGTTCAAACTCATCAGGTAATACATCACCTAAACCAGAAATTGAAACGGTAAGTGTCTGGTCCAGATCACCAAGCATTCCGGATCTTTGAATTGAAACTGGCAGAAATTCATAATAGACCTGACCAGCTCCCACCTTATGCTGGACATAGACACCACGATCATCATTACGAACAACGCGATAAGTGTTTAGAAAAGATGGATGTGAGAGCTCAATACACTCCAGTTGATAGATATCGACTTTACGATTAAGAAAGAACTTAGCGTATTCGTTATCCATTAGACCTCCCAATCTTTAATCAATGCTGCATCAGCTGTAAGGTTCGGCTGGTTTTGAACAACCTCTAGTTGTGCGTTTACACGATATAAGTTGCCGTTCACTTCACTAGACTTGAATGAGTTGGGAATGAAGTTGCATTGGTATTGCTGACGCGTGCCCTGGTCAATGACCAGATCCGCATAAAATGAAGCTGGCTTGCTTTGGTATACACGCCAAAAAGCCATCATTTTGTTGAAATCAGTTTTACTTAAATTCCAGTTCACATCGACAATATGGCTATTACGTTTTACATCGATGTAATACCGCCCACGCCCCCCATCAAGTTGCTGGCGTTTCACATCATCACCTGGTGTTACGCCATAACCGTTGGTCTGAGGATTTAGCTTTAACTTGTACATAACTTTCCTTCAGGCAATAAAAAACCACCTCTGAGGGCGGTTTGATGAAATAAGGTTTAGATATTTAAATTAATTACAAAAACGATTTAACATTAAGAAATCGATTTAATAATAGTTTCTTTACCATTTTCAAAAATCTCTTTCACTACAAACTTGCAGTAGGATCTATCTTGAGATGGTTCAGTCAGTAAAGCTGGATTCACCAAATCTTTGATCTGTTTAAAACGGATCAATTCATAATTTCCATTTCTTTCCAACTGATAGTCCATTTTTACATCACAACTATACATAGTAGTTGACCCAATAACAGAGGTAAGTCTAAAAGTTAACTTCTTATTTGCGGGTACTTTAAACTCAAAAAACTCTTCACCATTATTTAAACTGATTGTGGGTTTAGGCATATTTAATTTTTTGGGCTCATGCATAGAGCCATACTTTGTTAAATTATTTGAAATCTGCTTTGTTATTAGATTTTTTGAAATTTTTTCACCCTCATTATTTTGATAAGTAATATAGAACTGCACCATGGGTACATTACTTCTATAAACCCTTAAATTCGCTGTATCGCCTGCTATTTCATCTTGATACATATTTGTGGATCTTACGAGATTATTTACTGCAGGAATGGCACAGCCCGTAAGGCCTAAAAGTGTTGTAGAAATTACAATTATTTTTTTCATGTTTTAACCACCAATTCAAATGCCAACAGACTCTATCACCTTGAAATTTAAATATTATGAAAATGAACCCTCCGAAAAGGGTTCAAATCATTAAGTGCGATTTCTTCTTGCAGTTGTATTCTCTGTCAATGAGCGGCTGATTAGAGAGTTTGGATTTTTAATATCCTCGCTTACTAATCTTGGTACCGCTTTTGGAAGTTGCTTATCCAACTCTTCCTTGACGATAATCCGGACTGTTTTCTCATCCAGTTGCTCAGCTTCAACTGTTGCCCCACTCACCTGATTAATCACTTCAATTTTGAAATTGATAGTCGGTGTAGCAGATTCAATTGTAGGCATAAATTCAGCCTGAGGGCGTGAAGATTGCCCTAAGGTGAAATCCTGAACATCTTCAAGATTTGATCGATCCTGAACTAAACCATTTGAAGAGAAGTAAACTTTTCCGTCGTGGAATAGATCTGAGTTCGTCGTGTTAGTTGGGGTGGCTGCACTGGTATTTCTCTTATAGATAATCTGATCATCCTGAACCGATTGATTAAAGATGTTCGAGATTTCTTTGCTCTGGTTAAAAATCCTTGAGCTCTGGTTAGCCCGATTCAAGATACTCTCGAAAGTGGTATGGTTTTGAGCGTAGTTAGAAACAAACGATTCCGGACTTGTAGCCCTTCTCATCTGTTCAACTTTATCAATACCACCCCATTTTTTAACATCATCTTGGGACCAAACAATTTCCCCTTTATGCACGGCACCAGCAATCTCATATTTCTTGCCTTTGCCTGTATAGCCTCCATCTGCAAAACCATTACCTTTTAATATAGAAACTTCTTTCAGCAACTCTTTCTCAGCATTCTGCACAGTACTGTTTGAAACATTACTATTTAGAACTTTTGAGTTAGAAAGGTTAGATATATTTGAAATCGACTTGTTGTCATTAAATGCTTTGGAACTCAAGAAAGAACGGTTAAAGACATTCTCTGCTGAAGTGTTATTAGTGGCATGATTATTGATAAATGCTTCAGGGCTTGAGCTCTTACGCATGTTTTCAACTAACCCAACACCACCCCAACGGCGAATATCCTCTTGGGACCAGACCACCTCTCCTTTATGGACAATACCCGCAGCTTCATACTTACCACCAGATCCCGTATAACCACCGTCCGCAAAACCTTGATCTTTGATTGCCCGGATGTTTGCAATAATGCTGACACCTTGTGCAACGGCTCCAGCAATTAAAGGCAAGTTATAAGGGAAACCAACTTTTGAAGCTGCTGCGATATTTTGCTGAATGGCAATACCTGCAGCTGCAATTGCATAAGCTTTATCTGCCGCAAACATGAGCTTGTATGCTTTAGATTGCTCACCAAACATTGAACCAAACATTGAGGTGACTGACCCCATCATTTGCCCACCAAGAGCAATCTGAGCGTTTAATCTATCTTGTTGATACTTGTCTTCAACATCTTTAACGTTCTGAGCATAATCACTGTAAATTTGATTTCGTTGCTCTTGAGCAGCTTGAATGATTGCAGTTTTCTGGTTTTCGTATTCCTGCTGCTGAATTAGCCCAGCTTCCATTTGTGCATTCAGACTATCTAAACCACTTTGTTCACTAAGATCAGTTGCGGCATATTGACTATCAGCTAGGTCATTGGCAGCACCCAAACGGCTAAACCGTTCCTGATCCTGCCTAAAGAACTCACTGGAACCATTCATATCAGCCTGGATACCACCCCAGTTTTGAACAGCATTATTGACTTTGTCGCGTGTCTCTTTGTCCTGATTGGCTTTTGAGAACGCGATTAGCTTTTGCCGCTCTTCTATGGAAAGTTTTGTATTCTGTAGAATCTCCTCACGTTCAAGTCTGTACCGCTCCTGCATAGCTTGAGTTTCGGAAAGCAAAGTTAACCTAGCTTGAAACAACCGCTGCTCTTGAGCCAATTTTACTAATGCAATCTCTTGTTTTAGTTGTTGAGCTAAAATTTCAACGGCTTCTTCTCGCTGTTCTTTAGTCAACTCTAGATCATGCTCAGCATCAAACTGTCGTTTAGCAAAGCTTTCTTTTAAAAGCTTTTCTTCGCTCTTAGTAAAGTCATGAAATGAATCAAGCTTGGTTTTTGTTGCCTGCTCAGCAATTGCAATATCATTATCTGCACGCGCTTGCAGCTCCGCTTTAATAGCAGCTTTACGCTCAGAGCTAAAATTAGCTTTATCAACTTCTTCCAGCTTTTTAGAAAGATCATTTCGAATCTTGGTTATCTGGTCTGCAACATCATTTTCTAACTTAAGCCGAAGATTAGCTTGTTCTTCAGCCATTTTAGTGGCTTCTTGAATAAGGCCATCAAAGTCTTTTGAGGAGATATCGCCAGCTGTATAACCATTGATACCTGCCATATATCCCTGATAGTCTTTCCAGTATTGGTTATTATTTTTACCAATACCTTTACCCTTCTGCACGTTTCCTTCACCAGCATGATATGCCCGCACAGCCTTTTCTAGATCTCCTTTAAAGAGTTTTAAAAGATAAGACATGTATTTCCCAGCACCTTCGGCAGACTGTGCTAAATCATTGCGGTCTTTTACACCATACTGTTTGGCAGTACCCTCAAGAAACTGAAAACCACCTGTTGCACCCGTTTCCTTATTGTAAGCCCGAGCATTACCTTTAGATTCAATCATATGAATCGCTGACAAGGTACCTGATGGAAGATTATTTTTAGCTTCAATTTCAGCAAAATTGTATTTTTCTGCGTTAGCTAGAACTTTGGCATTTACAGTTAAAACTTTTTGCTGATCTCGCAGGGCCTTGTTTTGCTCTTTGGTGGCAGCAGTAGCTTCATCCCGAATTGCAGCAATTTTCAAATGTAATTGCCACTGTTCTTGTAACACTTGGTTCTGCTCTTTTGTGAGGGTGATATCTGAACCAATTTTATTTGTTTTACGCCATGCTTGAGAAAAATCAGCAAAATCTTTTGCTACCGCTTCGCCAAGAATATTTTTGTTCCGATTATATGTATTAATCCAATACTGATCATTCAGCATGGATTTATTTGCTTCCTCTCTCAATTTTTTAAGTTTTTGTTCCGCAGTCGTTGCGGCGTTAGCCTCACCTTCAATCGCTTTGGCATGATTTTGACGCTGGACTGCAGCATTTTGCGCTGCATTACCTGCAATTTTAGTTTCTTGCCCTAGCAACTTTAATGATGATTGAGTTGTTTGTGCTGCCACTGAATTTTTTTGAAAAATGTCAGCATTTGTTTTAAATGATTCATAGATTTCTTTATTGATCTTTAAATCATTAAAGCGCTTAACAGCATCATTCATGCTAATGGTGCCATCCTTAGCCTCATTAACTACCTCTACAATTTCTTTGTTCCCTTTATAAAGCTGAGCGATCGCATTTAACTGGATATTGATCTTGCTACTAGACTCAGCAAGAGCTTGATTCTGACGTTCCAAGGAAGCAGACATATCATTAATTGCAGAATCCTTTTCGAGTCCGCGTAAAGCTAACAATTCATCTTTTGCTCTTTTCGCTACTTCAGCTTGCTCCTCTAACTTTTTGTTAGCCTTAGCAGCTTTATCTTGAAAATACATATAGCCTGCTGCTAAAGCTGTAATTCCAATGGTGATTGCACCAATTGGCCCCCCAACTAAACCTAATGCACGGCTTCCAAGTGTAGCAACCCTATTTAAATTTCCTTGTGCTACAGTATATGCAGCAGTCGCTGCAGTTGCCTCTTTTAAAGCGACACTATGAGCAACTTCAGCTGCAGTCTTGCGTTGTACAGCGATTGCACGTGCATCAGCAGTAATCGCTGCATTATATTCTGCTCGAGCTAATCCTATTTCTGTTAAAGTTAATGCAGCAGATTGTCTTGCTCGCATTGCCTCTACACCAAGTAACTGAACTTGAGATTGCGCTTCTGCCAAATTTGCAGCTCTTTGTTGAGCTGAAGCTACTATGCTTGCTTGAATGGCGACAGTTTTTGTTAAAACTGCTTTTGTCATTAAGCCAATTCCAAGAACAAATGCACCATCTACAATTAGATCTAGATTTTCAGCTAGAATTTGTATAGATCCAGCTAAAGACTGAGCAGCACCAGAACCCTGCCCTGTTTCACCGACAAACTTAGTAATACCATTACTTAACATTTCCAAAGACTGAGAAATTGTTTTATTAGTTTTGCCGTAAAGTTGCTCAACACTATCACCAGCTTTTAAAAGTGCTTTAGTAATTACTTCACCAGTAAGTTTTCCATCAAGCATCATTTGGCGGAGTTCACCACGGGTCACTCCTAGACCTTTAGCCATTGCGTTTAAGAGGCCACCTGCTCCATCGACTAGACTATTAAACTCTTCGGCTCTTAAAACACCACCATCTAAAGCTTGCCCATACTGGAATAAAGCTGCTGCAGCTGATTCAGAATTAGAGCCACTAATAGCAACTGCTTTTGAAGTAATTTCGGTGAGTTTTGCTGTCTGTTCTTGAGTTAAATTTAGTGTCTTAGCATTGGACATATATTTGGAATAGACATCATTCACGGCACTCCAAGAGGATGCTGAACGCTGTGCAATTTCAAAAGTATCATTCATTGCCAGATTTAATTCTTCTTGGTTATTAGTAACTAATTTTAATTTGTTATTAATACCAGTGTAGAGATCCATCTTGCTAATGGCTGAACCAATTGTAACAACACCAGCCATGTAACCAGCTAATGAACGAGTAGCTACAGACATGCGATCCATTGACTTTGTAGCAAAGTCACCATTCTTTTCAATACTGTTTAGTTCATTGCCTAGATTTCGTGCATTGCGTTCAGCATTTTGCGAATCAATTACAATGACCAAACGGGATTCTTGTGCCATTTCACTTTTCTCCAGGCAATAAAAAACCCGCTTTCGCGGGTTTATAAAAATTTAACTTTGGGGTTTACAATCTTTTAAATCGGCTCAACATTTCCATATAGTTTTGAGTAAAGCCATTTAAGTCAATTTCACCATGAATATCATATTTGTAAGGCCATTCTTGATATCGAATTGATGCCTTCTTCCCTTTTTGTAATTGATTAATGATCAGATTTGTATACATCGGGTTTATAATTCCATTCTGCCCGTAATATGCAACATTATCGTCCACCTTAATTGCACTTTCCGAATGCGGATAATGGTTCTTTCCTACTCCTATTCCATACTTGCCATTTATTAACATTACCGTTAGCTTGTCTTTAGTCATAAAACAGGTCTTTTTTGAATCTATTGGATCTTTTTTACAACTTATTAACCATATAGAAGATGATGTACTAATTTTTTGGTTCAATAACTTATCTTCATTTTCAGGATTACTAGTTCTGAAGCACCCCCAGTCATTTAACTCAATCTTTCCTGCTCCGTCAGAGGATTTCAAATATCCTTTTTCTTTATTATCAATTTGAACCTCAAAAGTATAATTATTAAAATATGAACCATAGAAATATGTTTGTTTGTTTTCTCCTTTTAAAAACTTAACAGGAACATATTTATCTTCAGTATTGTATTTCGCATCTTCATCAGATGTTAAATCTGGATTAGCAAATATTGGATTTGAAACATTACAGCTTTTAGAGTTATACCATGCCGTTTTTCCAACCAAACTACTGATATATTTATTAGCTTCTTCATTTTTTTCTGATTTTTTCTTTTCATTTTGTTCTTGCTTAGTTTCAAAACCTGCATTCACTTGTGATGCAAAGCACAAAGAAGCAATTAAAAGTATAATATTTTTCATTGAATCAACCATTAAAGTGAATGAGTAAAATTTAACAGCTCAGAAAACCAAAAACCACCCGAAGGTGGTCTAATTGTTATTCATGTTTCTATTAATCTCTTTTCCAGCTGAGGTCCCACCTTTTTGACCTAAGTTAAGTAAATTTAAATCTTTAAAATAGTTACTACCCGCAATAAATATTATGACAATTACTGAACCTAATATGAATTTTGTTTGATTTGACACAATTTTCACCTTTAAGAATTTAAAATAATATTTTCGAATACTTGTTGAAGCAATCCATATACTATTAATTCCTTAAATGACAAAAATCAACCACAATTAACGACAAAAGTTTTTTTATAAAAGCTAATCACTACCTCAAAATCTCTTAAAAGAGTTTCCTCTGTATATACTTTAGGAGCAAGCTTGAGGAGAGCTGGCATGTACTGTTTTTTGTAGACATCGGGGTATGTCTTGCACAATATCTCCCGCTTCCGTTGAAGTGGAATATCACGATTTTCTAGATCATCGAGCATCTTTCCTATTTGTTGATCCGCACTCATGAATTGCGCTTCAGTTGAAGGAGGCAGTGCCTTACTTTCAGCTTGTTTAGTGCAGCTAACTAAAACCACCAATGAAATAGATAACCCGAATGTATAAAAAAGTTTTTCTAACATATTAATTTTCAATATAAATTATTGTTTATATTATATATTTTCAATAATTACATTTCACTATCAGTAAATTCCAGATATAAAAAAACCACCCGAAGGTGGTTTTTTATTAATCTAAAATTCTAATTGTTCTCTTCTTAACTTTAATTTCCGCATTTGTAGTCTGTGTAGTCCCTAAAGTTTCAGATATAGTATTAATATCAATTTGAAACATATCAGGTCTTAATTGCTCACATGCTTCTTTAAGGTCTTCAAAATTTGCCAATGTCGATTTATAAGTTTGCATATCAATTTTTTGATGTAATTGGTAATCTGCATTACAACGTAGAGTGTGTAATGCACCAATTAGACGACAGATTTTTCCATATATTAATTTCTGAGTATTTTTAGATACTTTAGCAAAAGTATCGATTAATCTTTTATGTGTAGATAAAATTTCTGACTCATAATATGCATTTAGCAAAAGTGTTTCGCAATTGACCCAACGCAAAATCTCATGATAAACATAATAATAAATTCTCCCAATAGAAGTTCGTAATTCTGCTTCACTAGGATTTCCTTCTAATAAATCAATTTTTCTACCTAAATTATAAAAATCCTTATGATCCACTTTAGGCAGCCTCTGTTACATCACTTGCTATTCCGAAACTATGTACAAACTTTGTCATCTGTTCAGCATATTTATCAAAAGAAATTACATTATTATCAATCAACTCTTGAATTCTTAAGTCAAAATTTTTATTAAGTAATCTAATATCAGACGTTGAAATACCTTTAGCCACAATCATTATAGATAATTGTGCAGCATCATTAAGAAAGGTATGGAAATCAACTGGCCCAATCTGAATTTTTTTTACTTCAACAAAAGCAAGATTAGAAATTAAATTATAATATTCCAAATCAATTTCTAAATTCTTTAAAAGTGCCATTTCTGATTCAAGCTCATCTTTAATATTTTTATAATCTGAGTCAAAATTTGAGCTATCCATTTGATAATTCATAAATTTTAAAACCTGAGATCTAGATGAATCAGAAGGATATTTATGAGCAATACTAAATAATGTTTGAAAAACACGTCTATTATTTGGATGTAAATCCAGATACTTCTCGCCCTCATTAAGAGCTTTCTTATACTCTCCTATTCTCTCTAATGCCTGTAAATAGTTTGAAAACGAAATTTCAGTACACCCATATTGTAAAGATGCTTGAAAAGATTCTAAAGCCTTATAAAAATCATTCATATAAGTATAAATAATTCCTGTCCGATTCAATGCTTCAGCTTTGTCTTCTATACGCACTAAATTCATTTTTTTAATAAGATTATTTAGGTATGTAAATTTTTCCAAAGACAAGTCTTTCCTACCCTCAGTCACAATAAACTCAGGAAGCTTTTCAACCATAGGTTGGGCCATATGATATCTACCTAAAAAAAAGGAAGGATGTATTATTATCATTGTAAAAAAACCTTTATTAGTTATGTTTTTAAAAACATGCCTAACAAAGGGGTACATCGCAATATTATTTACTAATGACAATTTTGTCAATACAGAATCGTAGCGCCAATGTCAATCACTTGACCGCATTATGTAACATTAATCGCGCTATATCTCGTCGCATGTTTGCAGTTACATATCGCATGTCAGTATCTAAGTCTTCGTTGCTCGCTGCATCGCCTTCTTATATGCCTCATCCATAAACAAATTATCCAAAGCAAAAATACAGTCATTAAAGATATGAGTATCAACAGCTAAATCATTATGCTCAGCATATACATTGATTGCCTGCTGGTCTAAAGATAACGGCACACCCTGCTCATATCGTCTTGATCTAATAATCGTGCTATAGGCTGCAAGAATTGAGTCAGCCGCATAAGAATATTCTGGTGGATCCGGAACGTGTCCACCTAAGAACTTGATTTGTTCGATTTCGTGCGGCGTTTTTGACGCATAGATCTTTTGGTACTTGTAGAGTTCGATGACTTTCCCAAAATCGTAGCCTTGTCCTTATCGGCATCTTCCTGGATCTTTTGAGCCTGCTCTTTAATGAATGACCAGATCAATAAACCAATATCGCCCAGGTTAAGCAGTTTAGACGCATTCTCCGGGGTATAAGGTTGCTCGGTTTCAACTGTAACATCACCTTCTACTTCAGCAAAAACTACACCCTTCCAATCTTCAATTAAATGAGCTCCAGCCGCATCTAATAAAAGCTCATGGTAAAGCTTTCCGTTTTCATCTTTTGCCATGACATTATAGCCTTTTGATGTAATTTGATTGCCTGCTTTCTCTAATGCAACTTGAAAAGGTTTATAGCCTATACCACGAATTTTAAACTCTGCTTGTCCAGCTGCAGTTTCAAAAGTACACCACTTCGATACTTCTGAACTTCGTACAATTCCGACTTTTAAAGCCATATCTACCTCGAATATTTAGGAATAAAAAAGCCCATGGGATTCCACGGGCTTAAGGTTTAGTAGTTTGAATTAAACAAGTGCACGCACAATCGTTGGGGCTGTTCGTACTTGAGCAAAGTTGATATCTAAAGTGATGATGTCATCACCACCGCCGTCTGGGTGATTTGCTTCCATAACTTCCAACTGAGGGAAATTGAATGAGTATTTACTGCCTTTGCTGTCTTTAATATCGAAAGCCAGAGTGAATACATCACGAGTTTTGATCGCATCAATCCACCCTGCAGCTGTAGCTGAGAACATGAAGGAAGCTTTCACTTCAATATCCATCATCTTCTCTAAGTAAAACTCTGGTGTGTACTTGCCAGAACCAATACAGCGGATTGCTTCAAGATTGTTATTAATCGAAAGCGTAAGCGATTGCATGCACGCCTTACCTTGAGTTGACTGGCCATTGACTAGCAAGTTTTCAACGTTTGGCATGCTAACCAGTGGTCGCGTTGAAGCAGCAACTGGGTTCACAACAGGACTTGTAGTTTGTCGTGTGAATGAGCTACCTACTAAACCAAAGTTACCTGTGATTTTCCCAGTAGTTTGAATAGTGATTTCACCAGTATTTACCTGAACTCCACGGTAAATAAATACCTGCCCCACATCTTCAAAAACTTTTACTAGCGTTAATGACTTACGGACAGTACCGCCAATAGTTAAGCTATTTGTCGCCCAGTTATTGAAGGCTAAGGCACTTAGGAATAAGTCAAAAGTACCAAGTGACAATTCAAACTCTAACTGACCAGCTACTTCAGCTTCAGTAACTACACCGCCTTGACGATAGCGTGAATCAACCACCTCACTGCTTTCTTCAGTGGAGACGTTTTCTGATAGGCCATCAGTTACACGGCGAACTGTGTACCAAATTGGGTTTGCTGGAGTTGTTCCTAAAACTGCTTCTTCACAAGCATATAATCGAATTTTTGCGCCTGAACTCATTTTTAGTTCTCCAAAATTTAGGCATAAAAAAACCCGCTTCAAGAGCGGGTCGTTAAAAATAGAGGGCGTAAAAAAACCCGCTAAATTAGCGGGTCCTTACTGGGTTTCTTCTGAGAGATCTGGCGGAGCTATACCAACCATGGCGGCAGCTACGGCTTCGGATAAATTGGTTGGCTGAAATTCAAAAGGTGTTTCAGTTGTCGGTGGCTCTGGTTCAGGCTCCGGTTCTTCATGCAAACGAATATCAACCCAGCGTGTTTCTGGAACATCCATAGGAATTTCTAAATCAGCTACGACTGCAGCAAGCTCAAAATCAAATTTACGCTTGTAGGTCTTAATCGAGATGTCACCATTTTCCAATGTGTCATAAACCACAGCAACGATCGTGTTTCCATTTGCGTCTTTGGGTACTTCGATGTACCAGCCTTCCTGAGCAAAGCCTAAAGAGCCTTTAAGTAAATAATCGCCTACATCAACTTTCTTAAATTCAATCGGCTGTTTTTCTGCATCACTATTGAGTTCGATATGGTCGTTAAACAACTTAACTACTGGTGAGGCTGATTTTAAGAATCCGTTTGCATCAACTGATGTATTGAAGCTGGTCTTTAAATGCCCCCATGCTGACCAAGCATCAGATCCAGCACCATATCGATATGACATTTGGTGCCCTTGCACACCTTTGAAGAGTTGCCATGAATAAGTACCGATTGAATCATTGGCGTGGTAGCCCATCAATGTCCCATAACGCATAGGCATATAGAGAGAGTTTGCTGTACTCCCGCCTTGCCAGTCACCATGTGAAATGTTGGCAAATCTATTAAGCCCTAAAACAGACACCCAATCGGAAACGAGTGTCTTATTAAAAAGCGAAGCAACCACATTTGCTGAATATCCCAATGCACCAGCATCACCCAGACCTAATGCAACTTTGGCATTAATTGCAGTATTTCCACCGGTACCGCCTTGTGCGATTGAAAGAACCGTAGTTAAGCCTTTTAACTCAGTAATATCACTATTCACCCCTTTTTCAGCTGCTCCGAGGTTTGATCGAGCATCTGCTGCAGTTGTTGCCCCAGTACCACCTTGAGAGATAGCTGCTGTACCAACTACTTGAGAAAAGTTAGGTGCCAGATTGGGAATGCCAGAAGCGAATGGCAGCATGAATTGCCGCTTACCTTGGGCCGAGTTCAACTGGAACGGCCGATGGTCCCAATTAAATTTAAATACAAGATTTGCCATTATACTGTTACTCCGTCAATCACTTGGAAAGTCAAAGTTTCGGTATGTTGAATGTTGCCACTCACTACCGCTTTAATATCCATTTGGCATAAGCCTACTGGCCAAGCTGCCGTACTTACGCCAGATTTCACGTTAAGCCAACCTTTCTGTGTGCTCTGGCTTAATGCTGCACAAGTCAATGTAGCTACCACTGCTCCATCAGCTAAAGATTTAACTTGCGATGTAAACGTGTAGCCTGTCAGATCGATTGCACGGCGAACATCATCCGGTGGATATTGCAAAGCCTCATCAATATCGACGAGCTGCAAATTTAGATTGAATGTGTCACCACGCTTAAAAACAAAATTGCTCATAAGTGATTCCTGTAAAAATAAAAAAACCACCAATGAGGTGGTAGTGAGTAAAACTAAAAAAACCGCCATTAGGCGGTTTAAATTAAATATAGTTTGAGTTTAAATTTTCTCTTGGATTAGTTTTTTGCAACGCTCTCTTTCAATTTCCGAAAACTTTTCTAAGGATTCATATGTATTTAATTCACCCTTAACCGGAGTTTTGTAAACGGTTCCAATGAGATTATCAATAATCTTTTTCTCATTCTTTGTAAGCTTATCAAATGGTAAATCTTTAATAACTTCTTCTTTAGAAAGTCCTGATTGACGTTGAGTCATCAAGATAAACGCCATATCACCAATCGTATTGCAATTATCGTCTCTTACGACTTCTGCTTTGACATTAAAAGTAAAGAATAGAAAAATAAGTGGAATTAGTTTTAGAAATTTCATACGTATATTAATTCACCGTAAATCCAATGGTCACATTGTATTGCACAAAATCAGCATCTTTACCAACTTTAATCGATTGACCATTCAAACATTCTAAATCATCAAAAGAGAAATGTTCAAAATGAGCCAATAAAGAATCACCGAGAATCGTTAGTGCTTTTTCTCCCACATGAAGTCGATCAAAACACTGAACCATAATATTACCGGTACGACGGTTACAAGGCTTATCTGCTACACCTGAAGTAAAGCTAGCACCGCCTGCAATGGTTAGACTACACCATAAGCCTTCCTTTGGCACTGTAAAGCCTGGTGCATTTGGATACTGGATTCTGTCCTGGGCAATACCTGTAAAGCTTTGCATTCGATTGATAATGGTTTCCCTTGTTTGCTCTAAAGTCATTGCCATTTTAACCACCGTACTTTTGAGAAATATAAGTAAACGTGGTCTTGTAAATACCTTGCGGTGCTTGATTAGACCAACCATCATCTAAGCGTTCAGCGTATGCTTTATTGTTTTGTATAAAGACCAGATTACCCAGCTTAAACTTAACGGCTTGAATAGCTGCATCTTGCACGGCATTTGTTTCAGGTCCACGCACTCCATAGTCTTCAGATCCAATTGAAACGATATGAGAAGCACGATAAGCGCCAGTATCAACAGGACTTGAAACAACTAAAGATTGAACAGCATCCATGGTAATTTTCTTTACCTTTTCCTCTGCCGTTTTAGCCACATCAAAACTAAAATCAGTTGGCTTTTTCCCCTTCCATCCCATCATTTACCTCGCTTTCTTCATACATTTCAAAAAGGTCTTGAGCGATCGCTTGAATCGAATATGCTTCAAACTCTACACTTGGCTCGCGCTCACTCATTCGCCGTTTGATTATTTGCCAGATATGAACAGCCTCGTGTAAAAGCAATCCATAAACTTGTATTTGGTCCTTATCCGCTGTATCTCCAATTTGGACAATTGCATATGCGCCATCTGAATAAGAACTAACCTGAGCATCCGCCCCCATATCTAAAAATTGATCAGCATTGCCCATATCTTCAAATAACAAATCCATATGTATTTGATTTCGAGCAAGAGCATACTGCACATGTTGAAATGGTGATATATGCCATAAAGGTACGTAATCTGTACTTATCATTTAAACTCCTAAATTACAGCTAATAAAAAACCCACCAAAGTGGGTCTTTATGGAAACTTTCTTTACAGATTAAAACTTTTACTCTTTTGATGAAGTTGAAAAATGTCAATAAAATGAATATCCATTAATTCATCTCGGATTTCATTTAAATCTTTAAGAATTTTATATCGAATATTTTCTCTCATATTCTTTAAAACCTCTTCATCAGTTTCGTGAAGCAAATATTGGTAATGTGAAGAAATATCTCTAAATTTTTTATTTAAATCCAAGAATTTTTTAATTAACTCATCAAGATTATTCATGTAAATATTAACTTCCTCTTTATATCGTTTTTTATCTAAAATATATGTGTAGGGTGTAATATTATTTAGCTGATTTACTTGCAAATTTACTTCACACTCTAAAATTTCTTCATTAAAAATATTATTTCTTAAAATTTTCGTAGAGTTGAGTAAAATATTTAATAATACATTTATTTCCTTATGAATTGCTTCGCTTGTATTTTCAATTTTTATTGCACTATGTTGGTATCTCCAATCTGTAAAAAGTATAAAGGCTGCTACAGGAGCAAGAAAAGCTGCAGCTATACTTAGTGCATCTTTTAAAACTTCATATGTCTTTTTATGATCAAAATGATAAAAATGCATAGGATAATCGCTTAATAAAAAGAAACTAATTACCAAATATAAAAGCACTCCTCCCAAAGTCCAAAAAACTACCTTCTTTATTTTAACTTTTAAATCATCTTTAACCATATAGCCCCCTAATTTAGAAGGATATTAGACCAAGTATTTAAACCTTCCTCAACTGACATTTCCAAATAGTAGAGGCAGGATCCTGTTGAATGTGTTTGACACGAAAAGTACCTAAAGGTGTAACCCACTCATCTTCCATAATGGGCACCATTGTCACTTCATTTTGAAGCACGGTCGCTTTCTTATCAGTGGCCAGTACTCCAAGGGTTTGGATTTCATATTGACTGTATGAGCCAAACAGAACGCCACGGCCAGAATAGTTTTCTTTAACTTCAACATAAGTTTCTGTCTTAGGATCCCAATTCTTTTTAGACACCCGCTCACATGTAAAGGTATGCACGGCGTCAGCCAAATCTTCATTAAATGCTTCAGCAATTTCCGCCTGAATTTCGTCACGTAAGCCCATTAGATTTTCCTAACAATAAAGACGTGTTTCCGTTTGCAATATGGTTTGATCAAATCAAGAATAAATTGCTCACTAGCACTCAATTTAATTGATCCGTCCTGGTATTCCTTTTCAGTTTCTACCGTATCTGCCTTCACTTTCTTGCGCTTTAGTGCCTGTTCTTGACCTTGATATATTTCACCCTTCATGATGCCTTTTATGACTTCAAATGAAGCAGTTTTAAGAGCTTTAGGGACTGTTGTTACATCTTCATAAGGCTTAACATTACGCGCTAACAAGTAAGCTTCTGACTTTTCTAGATAGTCAGCTTTATCACCGTCAGATAAAGCATTAAAGCCTGCTACACGTTCAATTGCTTCTTGTTCAGTGATAAAGCTCATAGATTATTCCTTAGGAAGTAATGCTAAAAGTTCGTCTTTTTTAGCACCTGGTTCAAATGCAATACCTTTTTCAGTTAACACAGCTCGCAGCTCATCAACTTTAAGTCCTGCATAGTTAATTGGTTGAACTTGGTCATCACCAGTCTTTTGATCACCTTCAGGGTTTTGGTTACCTTGATCTTCCTGATTGTCACCATTTGGCGTTTGTTTTCCTTCCCTTAGCTCAAGCTCAGCAATACGTGCTTTCATTGCCTCTGGATTATTCTGAAAGGCAATAAACTCACCTTTCAACGTTGCGAGTTGTTCTTCCAGCTCATCAATTCTGTCTTGTGTCATTTGTTGTCTTTCCCGTGCACGGTTAAATGATGAAAGTCCCATTTGTTAATCTCCAAAAGAAAAGGCGGATAAATCCGCCCATGTCTTTATTTAATTTTGTGCTTAAACGCCACAATACGAATTTGTTTAGGATCGTATACACGCTCCCAGTTAGTGCCAGTTGCGAGCCCAGAATTTTTAGGTGCAATACCTGTTGAGCCGGCCCATTTAATACCACGTGGATGCAGTACAAAGTGACGGCGGTTAATCAGGATATCTACACCAGCAAGACTATCGCGATCAGTTTCAACCGCATTTGGTGCACCAATATCTTGGAAGCCAACAGCACCTTGACCAAATAGGAAGGAAGTAAATACATCACCATCAACAGGCATGCCATCATCAACAATCACACGGCGATCCATAAAGGTTTTGTAGAGCAAAACCCCATCAGCATCACGCACGGTTTCAATCAACCCCTGCTTAGATAAAGCTGACATAGTGAATGAATGCATTGAAATCGCCGTTAATTTATCGACCGCATCGCCAAGCTTATATGACGCATCAACAAAAGAGTGACCATCAATAACCGCTGCGGCCCCTACGCCAGCTGAAATATCATGTACGTTACTTGCCATACTTGCAGCACCAAAAACACCTTTGAGGGTATTCACGGTAAAACCCTGAAACTCACGTGCCCAGTAATCTGCTACCAGATCACCAACCGCGCCGAGTGGGTCGTCACCAGATAATGCCTTTGCTAGATCATTAGCACCCCATGCCTTACCACGAGCATGAAGAATTGCAATATCTTGACCTGATGTGATGTTATTTACAGTTAAAGGGTTTTGATCAGAGAGAACTTCAGATTCACCACTTAAATCGTTCCAAAAAGGAATATTTACAGTAGTACCGCCCTTAGTGCCGAAAGCGACTTCTTCATCAAGATCCCCAACAATACCAGACTGCCATAAGGCAGATTTCTCAGCGGTTTTGTTTAAAACATACGGAGTGAATAACTCAGGTACGATTACATCAGCAATTTTGGTATCACCCATTAGGCTTTACTCCTTAAAGTTTAATATTGTGTTTTGCAGCTAGTTCTTTAGCTAACTGCGGATTTTCATTTCGCAATTGTGCCAATTTGGTTAAGTTCACCGAACCATCTGGTTTGAGAATGTCGACCTGACCTTTTGTATTGGCACTTCCAGGTGCCCCCATACCATTTGCTTTAGGCCAGTAGTACGGCTTTTGCTCACGTAGAGATTCAACCCACTCTTTTGGGGTCTGCGGTGTTTGGCCATCTTTGCCAATAATCACTTCGCCGTTTTCATCAACAGCAACAGCTTTGCCACTTTCATCTAATGCAAATTTTGTTTTAGCTAAAAACGCAATGTCTCCTGTTGCTTCAGGTAGTGCTTCAAGCTCTACAGCTGCTTGAATGATTTGCCCTTGGATTACTGAATCTTTGAACTTATTTGCATAAGCTTCAGCTTTATCGGCACGGTCTCTTTCGACTTTAAGTACCTTTTCATGTTCTTCACGCATCTTCTCGGTACGCTTCTGGATCACTTCGGTAATTTTGCCTTCAGCAATTAGCTTGGCTTCTTCATCTTGATCAAGTTGAGCAAAGACTCTTTTGACGATCTCAGGGTCAATCCCTTCGAACTGATTTTGAAGCTCCTGAAGTTTTCGCTTTGCATCTTTAGCGGCATCACGCTCACTTTGAAGTGCAGTTTTCAAACCCTTAGGATCTTCATAGCCGTCTAAATCGAGGCGAAACTTCCCGTTTTCCTCAACATATAAAGCGCGGTGCTCTTCTTTGATTGCATCAAGTGAATCAACAATAAATGGCAATGACATGTTCAAACCTCTCGTTTGATTTGGATAAAGCCTTATCTCAAGGCATTAAAAAAGCAGCCCTAAGGCTGCTCACTTCTCAATTAAAAAATTTAGTAATTGACTTGATTATCATTACATCCGTTAAAACTTATTTTTTGTTTAACCTCTCTTAACTCATCATGAATTTTCGACAGATTGGAATCAACACTTACCCCTTGTCTCTTCATATAAGTTACATACTCTTTTGGATATTTAGTTACTAACTCATAAAATTTAAACTCATTCATCAAAGAACTGCACTTAAGACGCTGCGATTCAATTTTTTCAGCTTGAGTTAAAATCTTACCTTTACTTATTTCTTTAAATCTTAACTCTGCATGTTGAGCTATATTGCTCTCTTCCATAATCTTTAAATATTCCTTTTCAAAGCTATCATTTTGACCTGCAAAAATATTGCTTGAAAAAGTTAGACTACATATTAATAAAATTCGTTTCATTCTTATTCCAGCTTATAATTTTAGAAAACTCTTAGTCACACGGATAATCTGTATCTTTCAATAGATCCTTCATCCGTAAATAGGATTCTTGCTGCTTATCATGAAATTTTTTTATATCCTCTAATTTGGATTCGTCCTCAATATTATTTTTCTTCATTAACGCTTTATAATCTGAAAAATTATTAACTACAAAATCAAGTTGAGTTACTCTAGTTTTAGTTAACTTGCACCAACTACTTTTAGATTTAATCTTTTCAGATTCTGGTACTTTCTGATCATCATAATTTCTAGAATCAGCAGCATTATTGATAATAGCTTTTGTAAGATCATTAGTTAATTTTTGATACTTTTTTTCAAATTCTTCACTACTTAAAGCAAAACAATTGCTCGCAAAAGTAAGACCTAATATAAAGCTTAAAAATTTCATTATAATTTTCCTGAATCAATTTTAGCTCCAGCATTATATCTATTAAAAATTAACTAATAACATCTTAGTAATAAAAAAGCAGCCTAAGATGCTATTTAAGATTGGATGACGCTTAAGTATCAAATGTCTAACTTTTGATTCACTCATAAGCCAAACTCAAAAAATGACAAAAGCGCCGTTTGGGCGCTTATATAGGTGAAAATTATGTCTTGAGTGAGTTTAAGATTGCCAGTCATAGGCGACAATTACTCACAGTTAAATCCAGTTCCAACAAGGTCTTTTTTCAAATTTGAAACGAGAGTTTGTTGTTCCTGCTGTTGTCCACTAAGATAATTTTTATCTAGAGCCTCTGCACCATCAATAGATTTATAAAGCTCTTTAGTTTCCTCTAAATTGTCTTTTAAAAACGTGGTAAGGTTTAGTTTCGCCTGAGCAGCTCTACATAAATTATTTTTAGCTTCTAAATCTTGAGTAGCCTGTTTTACTTGACCAGTTGTAGGATCAAAAGAATATGCATTTGCCATTGCTGACTCCAAAGCTTCAGACAATCGATCATATTCTTTAAGATATTTTTGACTTGGTTCAGCTAAACAAGTGATGGAAATTAGAGTTAGACATACAAAAGCTATTGTTTTCATATTGTATAAATTCTGATGTTTTAAAAAATATAACATAAGAAAAAATTACAGACCCAACTCTTTAAAGGCTTTTTCATCCAACTTTCTTAACTCATCTAAGCTATATAAACGGCTTTCAGGATCAAAGAACTTTTCAAAATCAAATTTCCCTTCTTTATAGAGTCTAAAACGCTTTGGACCCAGCCATTCTTTTTGAAAGAAGTCATCTGTTTTCTTAAAGAACTCTTTGAATGAGGTGTTTGCATCCAATTGACCAATGAGTTGGCTACGCTCCTCTTTAGGTATGTCTTTAACTTTCCGCTCATCCATGACAAACGGACGCTCTCCTACCAGAAGCCCATCTTTCTCAACTGGTACCAGAATGCTTCTGCAGTGTGGATGTAAGGGCGGCACCCGTTTTACTGGGTCATCAATTTTCCAAACGGTACCATCCAGCGAGGCACATAGTTTTGATGTTCTACCATCCAATGTTGCTACCAGCTTTACGTATTTAAAGCCGATCTGGTTAAAGCTACTGAGGTAAGCTTGATTAGCAACATGACTCCTAACTGTTCTTACCGTCCGATCGATATCAGACTTACTGCTGGTTAAGATGCCGTCTTCATAATTAAGGCGTTTAGTCCCACTGATGCGCTGAACAATTTGCTGATTCGTTTTACCTGAACTAATCCCATCCCGAATCGCATATTCAACCTTTTGACGAGCACTTTCAGCCAACTTTATTAAAAGGTCGTCGACCAAGGCCCCGCCTACTAAAGGGACTTTTTTAGCCGCCTTATAAAGCTTGTCACCATTGGGCTGTTTAATCTTTCCGCCGTATAGTTTTGCCGTGTAGTTAGCCTCATATACCGCTAATGCTGTAGCAGAAACCGCGAATGCTTCAGGTAATGAACTATTAATTGCCGTAAACCACTGAGAAATTAAATCCCGAATCTCTTTGAGGTTTGTAGTTGTATTTTGGCCACTTGCAAGTGCCACCTTTTCAGAATCATTTAACTCATCCAACAAATCTCGAAGCTTTGCCAGCATCAAGGCTGACTCAGCATTAAAGATTGTTAATAATTCATTTACTGATTGAGAAGAAGTTCGATATAAATATGCTTGATGTTGTGTAAGTACTTCTATCAAGGTTTTATCTTTTGAAGTCATGTCTCACCTCTACAACGGCATACTATCCCGCTCACTTTCAACACGCTTCAACTCTTCCTTAAAATCATGAGCTGGTAACTTCCCAGTAGCGATATATTCCCAATACGTCTGAAAAGAGTTCTTTCCAGAAATAGCACCTTCATAAAGCTGCTTAGCCAGATTGATATCGTATTTCTGGACAATAAACTCAGGCTCTACCGTAAAACTAATTTTAGAAGGATCTAGTTTTAGCCACTGAGCCGCATATTTAATGGCTTGTTCAATAGCGGCTGCTGCACACATCACAATACTGTGTAAGCTCGCATGCTGATCATCCTGACGTGCACGGCGGGCTTCGCCTGATTCTTGTGTATTCGTGTCTACAACTTTTGCCCCAGCTTCAAGTGCTGCATTTTTTTGGGAATCCATTTCCTGTTTGGTTAATTCAATCCCATTACCTGAAATTTCCAAATAACCGCATTCAGATTCACCAGGAAGGCTCCAGACAGCCATAACACCAGTAACACTAATATCTGGATCATCATCATTGTCGATGCCATTTATCCAAGGTTGTGGATGTGCTGTGTGATGAAGCGATTGGAAGTAATCGGCACTAAGCTGGTAATGCTTCAGTGCTGCTTTTGCCATGGTTAAAAGAGGTACTGTGCCAACATCTGGCGAATTATCAGTGGTACCGCAGAAAACAAAAGGCGTGAACGATAACTGATTACCGCCCAATGTAGGCGTTTTATCTTCTTCACTAGAGCCATCAAACAAATGAACTGCTAAAGCCCCGTCAATCATAGATAAAACACGGTGGACCGTTTTAGTATCATGGCCAAACTCATCTTCACTATTATCAAACTGCTCCTCGAGCACTAATAGCTTCAGATCCTTACGTCCACCGATACTGTTTTCTTTCCAATTGATGATAGATAAAGCGTCATATAACGCAAAATATGGAACACTTTTATCATCGACATCTACCATTAATCCGCAGCGGCCTAATACCAAGAGCTCCAGACAAATACGAATAAAAAGCTGTTTTAATCCAAATCCATCATTAGTTGCATTATCAATCAGTCCTTTGAGCAAAGAGCTTTCAATCACAATATTCGGGTCCAGCTTCGAGACTAGACCAATCATCGTGCGTAATGAGTCTTGAACCCATAAAGGATACTGAGCGCGACTAAGATAGGCTTTATAAATCTCTCCAGTCGTATCTCCCTGCTTTTCTGCCTCAATCATGCCAGCTGATTTAGCCAAGTATTTTGTTTGTTCCTGTTTGATTTGCTCTTCACCAGCAACGGCGTCGCGCATAATCAACCAGCTTTTTTGTGCAGCAATATACTGCGGATGTTTATCAGTAACTGCCATAAAAACACCAATAAAAAAGCACCTGTAAAGGTGCGTTGTTTAAGACATCC